TTGTCCGATTGGGATTCCCAACCGCGCAAAGAAAAAATTCGTAGAAAAAAGAAGAAAAAACCATATAAAAGAGACTTGGATGTCCAGGAATAGGGTATTATATTACTTCTAATTAAAAATATACAAAATGAAATACGCTCAACAAACACAAAATGCTTTAGATAGATTAGATCAATCGTTAGCTACTTTGAGAACCTTAATTAAAAGAGGTCAAAACGCAGATGCTCTTAAATATATGGAGGAAGGTGAATTAAAAGAACGATTCAGTGACTTACAAAGTATGATTACTATTTCTTCTGTTGGAAATTTAGGAGCAAGGGGTACCTCACAAACAGGTACATTTTAAAATAAAAAATAGGTTATGTTATCAGCAGAAAAAATCCAATCAAATTGGAATCGTTACCTTACTGAAATTGAAAATAATATAGGTAAAGAACGATCTTCCATATTATTACCTTTCCTAAAAAAATACGAAGAACGTTTTATGATGATGCCTGCATCATCTAAAAACTGGCACCATTCAGCATTCGCTGGTGGTTATTGTGATCACGTTTTACGTGTTTTAGATTGTGCTAATTCATTATATGAAACGTGGACAGCAATGGGTGGCGATACATCCACATACACATTGGAAGAAATGCGATTTGCTGCATTATTTCATGATTTGGGTAAAATGGGCCAACAAGAAGGCGAATACTATCAACCCAACGATTCTCAATGGCACGTAGATAAATTAGGTCAAATTTACAAATTTAATACCAACATACCAGCTATGAAGGTACCTGAACGATCTTTATTTATCCTACAGGAAATTGGTTGTAAAGTAACTCAAAACGAATACATTACAATTAAAATTCATGATGGGTTATATGACGAGTCAAATAAATTTTATTTTATGTCTGGTCAAAAAGAAACTCGTTTACGTACTCATTTACCTATCTTATTACACCAAGCAGACCATATGGCAGCCCAAATTGAATTTGAAGAATGGAATAACAGTACAGATGCTGTTCCTTCATCTAAACCTAAAAACGCTTCTAAAGCAGATAAAATTCAACGTAAAGCTAAATCTATAAATGAAGCCAACAATCCAAACCTATCAAAAGCTACTTTAGGAGTTATTGATTCGTTTTTTAACGACGAAGATTAAAATGGAAATAATATTAGTAATTTTATTAACTTTATCAATTTCAATTTCTGCTTTCGCTATAAGAAATCTTATTAAGAAAAATGAAGCGATGGAAGATTTTATAAACAAACAAAGTGATGCAATTGCGGCATGTGATACTAGATTAAAAAATATTGATCAAAAAGGTATATTTTATGCAGATGATGAAATTGGGTGGTTTTTTAATGAAGTAAAAAAAATACAAGAGGCTCTAAATGAGTTTCGACTTAAATAAAATATGAGTAAACCAGAAAAACAAGAACCGGCAAATGTCGGTTCTCCTGCTCCGAAAAAGAAAAAAAGAGGTAGAAAAAGTACCAGAATGTACTTTACACACGACACTGAATTAGCTATTGGTGAATATTTAGCTTCCGATCATGAAGCAACACGAAATAAAATATTTAACGAACGTATAAATTATTCGTTTTACAAGCTAGCTGAAAACCTCATCCACACATTTAAATTTTACTATACAGAGGTAGACGATTTGGAAGACTTAAAACACGAAGTTGTTTGTTTTCTTTTAGAAAAACTTCATTATTTTGACCCAACCAAAGGTTCAAAAGCATTTTCTTACTTTAGTATTGTAGGTAAAAATTACCTTATCCTTTACAATAATACTAACTATAAAAAGAAAAAAGCAACCACAGACGTATTAGCAGCAGACGAAGATGATAAAGTAATCCACGAACTTGGTCGTCCTGATCGTAAAAAAGACATGAAAGACTTCATTGATTATTTTACAGAATACATCGACGAACATATGTTTAGGTTATTTAAAAAAGATCAAGACAGAAAAGTATGTGATGCTGTTAACATTTTATTTAAACGTAGAGAAAATTTAGAAATCTTTAATAAAAAAGCACTTTACATTTACATTAGAGAAATAACAAATGTAGATACTCCCGTAATAACTAAAGTAACCAAAGTACTTAAAAAGAAATATCACGAACTATATAACGAATACGATAAAACGGGATACGTGAAAGTTTAAAAGATTCTATATTTATAACAAAAGTATAATATGGATTCATTAAATCAAGTAATATTTGACAATAAAACCTTTTCTGATCTCCTTAAGGAAATTCACACCAATCAGAAGAAAAAAGGTAAACAAATAGGTGGTCTTATAGCCGAATTAAGACCCCTTATCCAAAATTTAGGAGACGCAACAGTCGTTGTTCCCTTAATCAAAGAATACATGGAAATTAGCGTTAAAAACGATGACCATTTATTAAAAATGGCATCCATAGTTCAACGCTTGTCAACAGGTAACGCTACAAGTGGTGGAGGTGACATGTTGACTGAAGAAGAAATGAACCAACTTCAAGGTATTGTTGAAGAAATAGAAAAAGAAGCAGACAGTAAGGATGGCGATAGTTAGAACAGATAATAATACCCAAATATTATCTCCCGACACTAAATTAAAAGCTGTTAGGGTTACTGACATTATTTTAGATCCGTCCCATGATCGATTTGAAGATTATGGAAAATATGATTCAATAGGTACAATATTTTACACCGAATTAAATCAATCTAACCCTTCAACTGATTCTATAGCAAAACCTTTATTTTCATTTATAAAAAACTACCCTTTAAAAAATGAAGTAGTATTAATTACATCTACAGACGATAAAGATAATAAAATATCATCATATTACTTTCCCTTAATTAACATATGGAACCATCCTCATCATAATGCTTTACCTTACATTGAAACTCCTTCTAATAACAGTAATGATTATCAACAATCTATAGCAAGAAAAGTAGAAGATGGTTCTACAGGTATTAATTTAGGTGATTATTTTCAAGAAAAATTAGACATAAAACCACTATTACCTTATGAAGGTGATACTATTATAGAAGGTAGATTTGGAAGTTCTATAAGATTTGGTTCAACTAATATTAGTAATAAAGTTGGAACCCCTAATGGTTGGAGTAATGTAGGTAAATTAGGTGACCCCATTACTATTATAAGAAATGGTCAACCAAAATTAGACGACAAAGGTTGGGTTCATAATATAGAAGACATTTCAAATGACATTTCTTCAATTTACATGACATCAAATCAACAATTATCTAATTTCACCCCTGCTTCATTAAATCAAAAGTCGTTTGGTGCTAATTTAGTTAAGGTAAAAACTATTCAAGAACAATTAGGTGATGATTTTGAAGAAAAACCAATTGAAGTAAAAATAGAGGAAGAAACAAATGATTTTGAAAACTTACAACAACCTTCAACATCTACACCCCCACCACTTCCTGAACCTGAAGAAAACACAGATGACCCATTTGGGGATTATGCTGAAGAATTATTAGATAACCCAGGAATTATGGAAGTTTCATCTATATCGGGTACCGAAAAACCTGATGATGAAAACACAATATATGATAATAATAAAGTAGGAGAAGTAATAAATAATAATGAAATAAAATATAATACTCCTATAATTTCAAAAAGAAACTCAAATTTCTCAGTAACTTTACATGAACCAAAGTCAGTTTATGATTTGAAAGCCAAAATAGATTTACAACCAACATCTGATAGAGTTAAATATTTAGTAATCCATACTACAGCAGGGAATTTAGCTGACACCCATTTAGATTTGGCTTATTATTTTATGCAAACAATAGAAGATGTGGGATATACACGACATGGTTATCATATATCTATAGATTCAGAAGGGAAATGTGTGCAAATTTATGAAGATGATAAAATATCATATGGTGTAGGATCCCCTGGAAATGGAAGTAATCAAAGTAATGATATAGGAAATAATAATACAATCAATATAAGTTGGATAGGTGGTTTAGCATTATTTGATATGACTAAAAATCAAGCTAATGCGTTAAACGAATTAGTTAAATTTTACCAAACTAGATACCCTCAAATAAAAATAGTAGGCCATAATCAAATTACAGCCAAAGACTGTCCATTATTTACAGTTCCCTCATATTGTAAACAACTAGAAATACTTGATAATAATATTTACTTAGAAAATCATAGTGGGGTAAATTTAAGTAAATTTGGAATTAATCATATTAAAGTAGCTACAATATTTAAATAATTATGAGTTATACACCAGACGCACCTAACATATATCAAGGAAAACAAGTAATAATTAACTCAGATCGTTTGACATTTAACGCAAAAGACGATTCAATATTATTATTTTCAAAAGAAGCTATTGGTTTTAGTACTAATGGTAGCTTTAATTTTGATACTAGTGACGACATTAATAGTAAATTTGTAGTAAATTCTCCTAATATTTATTTAGGTTTAAAAGACGGAGATCTACCTACTGAACCCGTCATTTTAGGACACAGATTACAAGAATGGATGGTGGGTAGTGATTTAACAGAAGGTTTAATAGATGTATTAGATGATATATTAGATATGATTGAAGGTGAAATTTCATATATAGCACCTCCTCAAGGTCCTACAACTCCTAATGCACTTAATATACCTGTAATTAATAATCGTAGAAAAAAATTAGATCGTTTAAAAAAACAATTTAAAGAAAATTTAAGTACCCAAGTTAAAACAATATAATTATGACCCCTTCTATAGTAACATTAGTAAATCAATCTTCCCAGATTTTAGATCAAGTATCCCCTCAAATAAAAGAGGAAGCTAATAAAAAAATAGTTGAACTTAAACAAAAAATCCCATCTGAAGATGATATTAAACAAACGATGATGGGTGAAATAACATCTAGAGGAGCAGAATTAGTTTGCAGTATTGAAGCAAGAGAACGTATTGAATTTATATTTAACAAATTTAATAGTTTAATGAGTAAACTTAAAAATTTTGCTGATAAAATAGACGAAAAAGTTCAAAAAATTCAAGAACAATTAGCTAAAATTACACTCATAATAGCTTCTATTGAGGGTATTTTTAAACTTTTAAATAAATTTATACCCACACTTAATGTTGT